TGACCGAGCGTGACAACACCAAGTTCCGCAAGCTGGTCATGCACGAGAAATACAAGCAGCTGTGGGGAGATCGCTTTGCGCTCGAAAAGGAAGGCGAGATCAAAATCACCAATGACCAAACTGGAAGCAAGTTTGCGTCGTCTGTTAAAGGCATCGGCACCGGCGAGCGTGGTGACCGGGTGGTTATCGATGATCCTCACGACGTCCACAAGTCGGAATCGGACATCGTTAGAACAGATACCCTACGCTGGTTTCGTGAGACGATTACCGACCGGCTCAATAATCTTGACGATAGTGCCATCGTCATCATCATGCAGCGGGTCCATCAACTTGATATTTCTGGATTCATCCTTGAGCAGGGCTGGCCGTACTGCCACCTCATGGTTCCCATGGAGTTCGAACGTGGGCGCGAACCGTACAACACGATCGGCTGGAAGGACCCGCGTACAGAAGACGGCGATCTCGCTTGGCCTGAGAGATTTTCTCCAGAAGCAGTCGCTAACATTGAGCGAGAAAAAGGCTCTTTTGCATATGCTGGACAGTATCAGCAGCGCCCTTCGCCGCGAGGTGGTGGCATCATCAAGCGCGAACACTGGCGCGCGTACACGGAGCTTGAGTGCGGAAAGTTCGGCGTTCCCTGGCCCAAGTTCCCCATCATGTCCTATACCGTCCTCAGCCTTGACACTGCACAGACCGAGAAAAAGCAGAACGACCCGAGCGCGGGCATAGTGCTCGGCGTCACGCGCGACATCTGGCAGAACCGAAGATTGATCCTGATGTGGGCCTGGGCGGAGCGCTTTGAGGTCTACGAATTGATCAAGAAAATCGAGGAGACATGCAAAAAGTTCAAGGTCGACCGGGTGCTTATCGAAGATAAGGCATCGGGCTATCCGGTCGCGCAAGAGCTGCGGCGGCGTGGAAAAATTATCTCCGATGTGATGAGCCACAACCCGAAAACCGCCGATCGCGCCGATTTCGGCGTGCAGCTGATTTCTCCCGAAGGTGACAAGCTGGCGCGGTTATATGCCGTGCAAAACCTCTTCGAGTGTGGATTGATTTATGCGCCAGCCGAATCGACCGGCAATGGAGATTTCTTGTTCAAGGACTGGGCCGATAGGGTCATCAGCGAGTGTGCCGACGTGCCGAAAAGCGCGCATGACGATCTTGCCGACGCCATGTCGCAGGCGCTGGTGCACATGCGCAAGCTCGGGCTCGCGACATTGCCCGACGAAGACGAACTCGAGGATATCGAGGAGAACAAATACCGCAAAGCGCCGCCCGCGCTCTACCCGGCCTACATCGGCAACGAGTTTTCGCTCACGATACCGCCGGAACTGCGATGATCGAGCATATAGATCACGACGATGCATCCTTCCTGCGGCATTGGGCCGAGCGCGCCTGGGATCAGGTCCAGCTGGCGCAAATCGCCGCCATGGAAAGGTGCTTGGTTGACTTTGCCGCTTGCTCCTGGCGCTGGTTCAGCGAGATCGAGCCGCCGACCGGCGTGCCGCTTTTGTGCGCCTGCGAGGAAGGTGTTGTCGTTATGACGATGAACAGGGCCGGTGAGTGGCGTGCGGGCGGTGTGCCGCATAAGCCACCGCATGCCTGGATGCCGTGCCCGCCACCGCCGAGCCACCATGGGCGAGGTGGGTGATGGTTGCGATCGAGGACCACGATCCCTGGGTCGTGACCTACGAATACGTCTACGATGACCATGATCCGTGCGTCGGCGAGGTCAGTGTCCACACCACGGTCGAGTTTTTCAGGGGCTCGGAGCAGGAGTGCAGGCGCATTGCCGCGCATTCGGTGGCGCCGACGCGCTACGACGGCAAGAAAGTCGTGGCGTTCCGCCCGCTGATCGGATTGGCCACCGATTGGGAGCGGCATCTGCGCGAACTGGACGAGGCGTTCGCGGATGAGTAGCGAGCGCCAGATCGAGCGTCGGGTGCAGCGCAGAATATTGCGGCGGTTATTGCGGGAGCTACGGCGCCGCCGCAAGCACGAGGCGCTTCGTGAAATGTTGGAGCACCTGTTGAGATAGCGCTGCTTCGCCCCCTAGCGAATCCCGAGAATCAGACTAGACTTGCCGCCTTCAACCGGGGTAGCGAGCAAAACACATGCTGATTCTCGGTTCCACGACCGACATCGTTACCGTTGCCGTTGCCAGCGCGGGTCAAGTCGACGTGCATGCCAGCTGGATGGACAACGTCGCCGGCGCCGTTGGGCCAGGAAGAACCAATACCGCGACCATCACCACCCCAACTACTACCACCGTCGTCGGCAGCCCAGCTGCCAGCGTACAGCGTAATCTCAAAACCCTCCTCATCCGCAATCGCGGCACCGGACCCAACGACGTCACGGTCAATCATAGCGACGGCACCACCGTGGTCTCGCTGCACAAAGTGACATTGGCTCCCGGCGGCACCTTGCAATACATCGATGAGGTGGGATTCCTGGCTCCGATCACAGGAATAAACTAGGGTAGAGATAAACTAGATGATTCTGCTCACCACTCCCACCGATGCGCTGCAAGTCGTCACTGGCGCGGCTGCAACGGTCAATGTGCACGTGACCTGGGTGGATACAAACACTGGCGCTGGCACGATCACGCCCGGTCGCACCAACACCGCCATCTCCACCGCCGCGACCACCTCGGTCGCTGGCGCGCCGGCGGCCGGCGTCCAGCGCAACGTCAAGACGCTGCACATCAGGAACACGCACGCCACGCTCTCCTGCGACACGACGGTGCAGCACACCGATGGAACTATCGTGGCGCAGCTCTACAAGCGCACACTCGCCCCCGGCGAGATGCTGGAATACACCGACCAGGGCGGCTTTTCGCAGGGCGTGTTCGGCAATGTGCTCGAGGACGTGCCGCAAGGCTGCCAGCTCGTGGTTGCCACCGGCACCAGCATCAGTTTGCTGCCGAAGAACGGCTTCAAGGTCAAGATTCAGGGCGTTCTCTACGATATCGGCGGCGGCGTCACCGCTACCATCACCAGCTGTTTCCTCAACGGTGCGGCGGCCCAGATTCTGCTGCCGTCCACCACCTACAATGTCTACCTGTTCATCAACGCCGGTGTGCCCACGATGGATTTCTCCACCACTGGACATTCGCGCGATGCGTCATCCGGCAACAAGGGTGTCGAGATCAAGACCGGAGACAGTTCGAGGTCGTTGATCGGGAAGATTTTCACCACGGGAACGACGGGCTCGCCGACGATCGGCGATACCACCTACAACCGTAATTGTATTTCTTGGTTCCAGCGCATGCAGCGGGTGGTGATAGGTCAGGCAGTCAATGCTGCGGCGAGCGTCACCTCGGGTTTCCAGAACATCGACATGACGAACATCGGCAGCTTCTTGACTTGGGGCGACGAGGAGATTGATTTCGACCTCGCCGGCACGGTTTACTGCGACACCGCCGGCATGATCGCCTATTCCAACCTCTCGGTGGACGCTGGCGGCACGAATCCGCTCATTGGCAATAACCAAGGCAGTGCGCCCGCCAGCGGAAGCTTCGTTCCCGTATCCGGCACTGGTATGGCGCGGCTGAGCGAAGGACGTCATTACATCAACGTGCAGGGCTATGTGTCGGCCGGCACCGGCACCTGGAACTGCGGCGGCACGGCAACATTCCATGGCTAATGGAAACGGAAGAGGCGTAATCCCCACCGAGCACTATCGCAACGAGAGCGATATTTTCAATCCTGGCGGGGCTTTGGGGTCCGACGACGAGCCGCTCACCGTCGTCATCCAGGAAGATGCCGATCAGCCGGTCGAGAACATCGGTATCGAGCGCGCCGATGGCTCGCTGATCATCCGTCTGGACGGGAAAAGACTTCCGAAGGAACCCTCGGGCAGCGCCAAGCAGCACGATGCCAACCTCGCCGAGTACATCGACAGCGCTGAATTGGCGCGCATCTGCGATGAACTCCTAAATGGCATCAACAGTGACCTTCAGACCCGCCAGGAGTGGCTCGATCGGCGCGCTTCCGGCATCAAGCATCTTGCGCTCAAGATCGAGAACCCGCGCGCGCCCACGGTCGAGGCCGATACTGCGGTCGAGGGCCAAGCCACTATCCGCACGCCCATCATGCTCGATGCGGTGCTGCGCTTCCAGGCCAACGCACGCGGCGAGCTGCTTCCGGCCGGCGGCCCGGTCAAGATGCGCAACGATACCACCACGCCGACACCGCATCGCGCTTTCCTGGAGCAGCAGATGCAGGTGCCGCGCGAGCTTCGCGGCGACGATCGCGATGTCCAAGCTGAAGCATTGGAGATGTTGTTCAATCGCTACCTGACCATCATCGACAAAGAATATTATCCCGATACGACGAGGATGTTTTTTCTCCAGGGCTACGGCGGTTGTGGCTTCAAGAAAGTCTATCGCTGTCCGATCAGGCGACGGCCTGTTTCCAGGAGCATCGACGCCGCCGACATCATTGTGAGCGACAACGAAGTCTCGCTGCATGAATGTGGTCGCGTCACCCATCGCATCCCGATGCGTCAAAGCGTCTTACGCAGGATGCAGCTCGCGGGCACTTATCTCGATCTGGATATCACGCGGCCGATCGGACCAGTGCCCGACGTTATGGACAGCGCCGAGCACGATGTTGCCGGGCTGTCCGCGTGGTCGCAGCGGCCCGAGGACTACAAGCACACGATCTACGAAACGTACTGCGAGCTGGACATTGCTGGCTTCGAGCACACCGATGGCGGCAAAATCACCGGGCTGCCGCTTCCCTACAGGGTCACCCTCGACAAGGATTCGCAGACCGTTCTCGAGGTGCGCCGTAACTGGGACGAGGACGACGATCGCTATCTCAAGCACATGCCCATCGTGAAATACCCCTTCGTCGATGGCTTGGGCTTTTACGGCATCGGTTTGCTGCACATCATGGGCAATGCCACCGCTGCCGTCACCACGGCGTGGCGGCTTGCGCTCGACAGCGCCGGCTTCGCGTCGTGGCCGGGATTTCTCTATAGCGAAACGGTAGGGCGTCAGGACACGATGACGTTCCGCGTGGGACTCGGCGCCGGCGCAAGGATTAACACCGGCGGGCAGCCGATCTCCCAGCATATCATGAATATGCCGTACAAGGACGTGACGGCGGGGCTCGTCCAGGTCACCCAGCACATCGAGGAAGAGGCGCGTCGCGTCGGCGGCACGCCCGAGCTGATGGTTGGCGAAGGCCGGCAGGACGTCCCGGTGGGCACCACCATTGCTATGCTCGATCAGGCGGTGAAGGTCTTGGACTCCGTGCACAAGGGCATGCACATCTCGCAGAGCGAGGAGTTCGCGCTTCTCAGGGACCTGTTCATCGAGGACCCGGATGCGCTTCTATGCGCGGAGCCGGCCTCGCAGATGCTGTGGCAGTGGCAGAAGCAAGACCTCGTGCAGGCGCTGCGTGATTGTAATCTCTCGCCGCAGGCCGATCCCAACACGCCCAGCCACACGATCCGCGTCATGAAGGCGGTGGCTCTCGTGCAGCTGGTGCAGCTCAATCCTCAGATGTGGGATTTGCACGCCGTCGTGCGGCGCGTCGCCACCATGGTGGGTCTGGGCAGCATGGATGAGTTGTTCGCGCCGCCGCAACCGCAACAGCCGCAGATGGACCCGCGACAGCAGCAGCAGATGCAGCAGGCTATAGCCAAGATGGCGGACCTCGCGCAAAAGGAGAAAGATTCGCAGCGCAAGGCCCAGTTGGATATGGTAACGCAGCAACTCAAGGCGCTGGTCGAGTCGGCGGAGATTCAGGACCGTGCCGCCGATCGCATGTCGCGCGAGCGCATCGAGGGCGCCAAGCTCGCGCAGAAGCGCATGGAACTGGCGCAGAGCACGCTCGTGCACCCGCTTGCCGCACCCGTTGCTCAGACGTGGCCGGGAATGCCAGCCGGTGGCGCACAGGGCGGCAGAGTCATCTAAGGGAGAACCACCATGGCACAGTTGGGTCACCCATACGCCGGACAGGTGAAGTCCTCGCAGCGGCGCAGGCTGCGTGCGCTCGGCGCCAAGGCCGGTAAGCCCTGGGGTTCCTCCGCCTCGCAGCACAAGAAGAAATATCCGAAGAAAAACGCGGGCATGGAGCGCGAGTTCACGATCCCCGGCGGCAAGGGCCGTCGCCGTGCCGATCGGCTCGCAGGTGGCGGCGCGGTTAGCAGCAGGAAACACCGGCCGACGCACAACACCAACATCATCATCTCCCACGCCGGTGGCCGTGGTGGTGCCGGCGGTGGCGGTGGTGCACCCGTGGCGGCGGCTCCGCGTCCGGCTTTGCCCCTGGGTGGCGCGCCGGTGGCGCGTCCGCCGATCGTACCGCCGCCGGTTGGCGCCATGCCCATGGGGATGCCGATGGGTGGCGGCATGCCGATGGGCGCGCCGCCGGTGCGTCCGCCATTGCCCCCGCCGATGGTTGGAGCGGGTGCCGCTCCGCCGTTGCGGCCTCCCGGCATGAGAAAGGGCGGCGTCGTCAAGAAGCGTGCCAAGGGCGGCAGCGCCGACATGATCGACGTCGAGGACCGCAAGGGCAAAGGATACAAAGGCTTTCCATTCTCGCCGACCTCGGAGGTCGACAGCGCGACCTCTTCCCGCAAGAAGGGCGGCGCCACCTACAAGCGCGGCGGGCGCGTCAGGGGCCTCGCTGACGGCGGCGAGACGCCCCCGGCTGGCACGGCTGGCAGCGAAGACGGTGCCGACAAGATGCAGTTCGGCGGCGGCCTTGGTGGCCTCGGTGGCATCGGCGGCGGGTTCGGCGGTGCGGGTAATCCACAGATGACGGGTCAGAATCCTGGTGGTGTCAGCAGCTTGCTTGGTGCGATCCCCGGGCGCACACCGACGCCTCCGATCCAGGGGCCGCCCAACATCTCGGGCCGGCGCATGTTCCCGGCGCAGCCGGTGACCGTGCCGATGCCGGCGCAGCTTGGCTCGTTCCGCGCGTGGCCGGCACCAGGGACGCGCCCAGGCTTCTCCAAGAGAGGCGGCAGCGTGAAGCATTCTGACGAGGCCGAGGACAAGAAGCTGATCAAGCGGATGATGGCCAAGGAGGAGAAAAAGGAGAAAGCCGAGAAGCGCGCCAGGGGCGGCCATGTCGGTGAGATCGGCGGTTCCGATCGGCCGGGAGAGACCGTCCTGGGCAATCCCGGTGCCGATTTTAATGTCGGCTCGGTGCCTGCGAAATCAGTGCCGAAGGGGCACAAGAGCGTATTGGCTGGCGAGAAATACAAGAGCTGGGGCAAGGGCAAGCGCAAGGACGGCGGTACGGTGAAGGATTCGATTCAGCAGAGCCGTCCCACTGGTCTCGCCGGCGACAAGTACGAGAACTGGGGCGTCGGTTATCGCAAGGCCGGCGGCACTGTGGTGCCTTCTGTCGGCAAGCTCGAGGGTGGCTCGGGCTCCGGCATGGGCAGGATTCGCAAGATGAAACAGGCGGAGAAGATACCGGACAAGACCGAGCTGTGAGATGGCGCGGACCAGTGACTTTGACAGCGATGACTTTGACAGCGTCTTTGCGGCGCAGCTCGAGAAGGACATCCTGCGCAAGCTGCACGGTGACGGTGCGCAGGACGGGCTTTATCGCAACATTTTAAGTTCGCCGGATTGGGACAGCTTCACTCGTGCCAAGGGCATTATTTATGCCTACGAGGAGGTGTTAGAAATCATGCATGAGCTTATCCGTAAGGTGAACGAGCCTAATGAGCGAGCTTAATTTC